ATTACGAGATTATAAACGTGCATTGCAATCAATTGCATATAGCTATATAGAAATGAGTATAGACAAAGCTGGATTTCAACGCGATGACTATGTAAAAAAAGCAAGAGAAATATTAAACAAATATTCTACCATAACAAGTCCAACAATAAGTATCATAGAAAGAGATTTTTAATATGAATGAAAAATATGAAGAAATAGCAAAAAAGTATGAAAATATACTTTCATGCTCTATAGAGTGCAATAATGGTTGGTTAGATATTATCAATTATGCATGTTGGCATATTAATCGTAGAGTTTATAATATGAACTATACAAATTTCAAAATTGTTCAGATAAAAGAAAAATTTGGAAGTCTACGAATTTATACTACATCTAGCGATGATTATATTAATGGTGTTGTTGCAATGGCAGCTTCCATGAGCATGTGTACATGTGAAGTATGCGGAAACAAAGGAAGCACTAGAGCAGATAACCCATGGGTTAGAACATTATGTGACGAGTGCAATAATAAGTCATGATATCTAAAAGTTCATTATATTCAATAATAGGCCACATTCAACACTACTGGGATTACACTGATTCGCTTCCTACAGGAAAACCACTCGAAAAGTTAATAACCGATGGTCTACGAAGCGTGTATCCTGATTCTAAAGAAATGGGTGCACCCGATACTATTGTTGATGTTGGAAAAGAAAACGACGCATTTGATATTAAGGGAATTGGTAAGTTAAGTCATTCGTTTAGAATACCAAAAGAAAAGTTTTATATAGACAATCATTACTTATTAAGTAATTTAAAAAATAACAGTGCATATGTAAAAATACCAAAATATGTTACCACTATGGTTCGTAGACCAAGTGTAGATATAAAATCATATTCTGGAAATGCAAAAGAGATTATATCAGAACAAATAAACGAATATAATACATTTGCAATGTCAACCACAAAAAAAGCAGGTTTTGAAAATCTTTATAGCTTTATAACCATATATGGTGAAGATAAAGGATTACGAAGTGTTTTTATTTCTATAGATAAATTCAAAATTCCACTTGTAACTGACTACTATACAGTATATAATAAAGCAGGCAAAGCTGTTGGATATGCGGCAAATGATTCAAATGGAAAAACAATGTTTTCATTAAGTTCATTTAATAACGGAAGCACCAATTTTTATAAAACATTTGAAATACCATCTGGTGTATTGTATACATGGGAAATAGAAAAAAGACTACCATTAGTATATGATTATGACTATTTGATTAAAAATGGATCATTATCAGAGTTAGATTAATTATGGATGAACTTAGAGTATTAGTATGTGGCGGCAGAAATTATAGCAACATACCAAAAATATATGAAATATTAGATATATTATATGAAGTATCGCAGCAATCAAAAAATGATTCAATAAATTTATCAGAAAACAAAATTGTCTTAATACAAGGCGGTGCCAAAGGTGCTGACCGTATAGCAAGTATGTGGGCAAAAGATAGAAATGTCGAACAAGAAGAATATGAAGCAGATTGGACTACCTATGGAAAATCGGCTGGATTTATAAGAAATTCATTAATGTTAAAAGTAGGAAAACCAGATATGGTTATTGCATTTAGTGGAGGGGTAGGAACAAAAATGATGATTGACATTGCTAAAAAAGCTGGCGTCCCTGTAGAAGTAATAGAAGAGTAAAATGAAAGAATATCTAATAACAACAACGGATAGATGGACATTTTATGAAGTTCATACCTACAAAAAAGGCGAAATATATATTGAGTTGACAAACTGTTGTAAGTATGGTAATATAAGACTCAAAATATATGAAGATGATATTTTTCCTATAGATGAATTTGATTCTGACTACTACATTAGAGAAGATCAATTTTATATCGAAGAAACTGGCGATGAAGAATTTATTAATGTTAATGTGTTTTCTTCTGATGATTGCGATCATTCAGAAATTTATAAATGGATGGATGAATATGATCCAGAAAGTGAACAATATTGGAATCGCCAAGACTATATAGAAAATAATGAATGGGAATATGTATCATCGCAATATTATTTTGAAAATCCAACAATCGAAGAAATTATTGAATAAGGAAAAACAATGCCAAATTTTATACCAAGCGTAATAGAAAAAAACTCACACGGTGAACGTGCATATGATTTATATTCTCGTCTTTTAAAAGATCGTATAATCATGCTAGACACTGATGTTAATAGTCATAGTGCAAGTCTAATAGTTGCACAAATGTTATTTCTTGAGAGTGATAACAATTCCCTTCCTATTAATTTTTATATTAATAGTCCCGGTGGATCAGTAAGTGATGGTTTCAGTATACTAGATACAATGGATTTCATTAAAAGTCCCGTTCATACCGTAGTAATGGGGCAAGCAGCTAGCATGGGATCACTACTAGCACAAGCAGGCGAACAAGGCCATCGCTACATCATGACTCATGCAAGACATATGATCCATCAAGTTAGTTCTGGAACTAGAGGAACAGCAATGGATATGAAAATTGCAATGGATGAAACTTTGCGTATTAATAAAGAATTGATCGAAGTATATGTCAAACATAATACTGCTGGCAAGACATACGAACAATTTGAAAAAGATATGTCACGAGATTATTATATGACTGCCACAGAAGCAATCAATTATGGGCTTGCTGATAGTATTGTAACAAAAAAATAAAAGTTTATAATATCATAGTGATTCACTATGATATTATAATACAATTGGAGAATATATGACAATTGAAGATTTTGTAGGAAACAGTTTAGCAATAGGTGACTATGTTGCTATATCTAGAAAAGATCAAACTAATCTAGTATATGGAAAGATAATAAAAATATCTACAACTAAATCAGGTGCCAGTTCTGTTGGGATAGAAACCGATGGACCGTTTAAAATGACAAATACAGTATATCGCGTTCCACACAATACTATAAAACTTGATAAAAATGTAGTCGCATATAAGGTATTAATAAAATAATATGGGAACTAAATCATGACTATAAATAATGATGAAAAAGAAAATAGTTCTAATTTAGTAGATAATTCTGCAAATCAAGAAGTAATTGAATTTCTTGAGTATTTTGAAAATAAAGTTCCAAATCCTGAGAATTATCCTGCTGCATTTGAATTTTATGTTAAAATGTATAAGTTTCATAAAGGTTATAATGAATAAACAATTACCAAAATTAATAATAATAGGTCATGGCAGACATGGAAAAGATACTGTTTGTGATATTTTACAAAGAGACTACAATTTTAAGTTTATGAGTAGTAGTCAATTTTGCAATGAAAAAGTGTTATTTCCTGTGCTTTCTCCAATATATGGGTATACTACATTAGAAGAATGCTATAATGATAGACATAATCACAGAAAAGAATGGTATGATTTAATAGCTGAACATAATTCAGATGATCCTGCAAGACTTGGAAAAGAATTATTTTCGCAATTTGATATATATTGCGGATTGCGTAGAAAAGAAGAATTAGAAGCACTAACTGAACAAGACGTGTGTGATTATATCATCTGGGTCGATGCCAGTAAAAGACTTCCACCAGAAGACGAAAGTTCTTGCACTGTGACCAAAGATATGTCAGATTACGTTATAGACAACAACGAAGACTATGATTCGTTGTTGAGAAACGTAAAAACATTGTTTGACTTTATATTGGATAACTGAAATGAAAATCGTTGGTGGTCATGACTATTGGGATTCTGCTGCGGCTTATGGAGTTGATAAGTCAGTAACATTGGTCCGTAATTCTAATTTTGAGAAATCAGATTTTTCCACCAACGAATTCTTTTTTCCTAAAATTCGTGTTGCTACTACAGAAAAAAGAGACAAGCGTTTGAACATTGGTGCAATTATGTGCGTTGGTGCAGTATTTCCGTTTGTTTATGAAGAAATTTGGAATGGAACGCATTGGCAAAATGTAATAATGTATGACGTTTCTGACATTATTGAAAAATATCCAGATATGGATAATCATAGCGTATGGTGGGGATCACATAAAGAAGATTATCTTTGGTTTTGTAACCAACCTGCATTCCAAGAAAAAGCAGTAATAGATTTTTTGTGCAAGCATAATGCTGCATTTGCTCTTATTATGCCAGAAGAATATAGTCATGGTGGATGGAATTGGCGTCAAACTAATGAGCCAATCCATAAGAAAAGTAATGTATGGATTAATCCATCTAATTTAAAAGCTTGGGATTTCTTTAAAATTAAAGATAGCTTTACCATGTTTATGGAAGTAGATCAGTGGGTTAGTGGAGTTTTGCCACAAAATAAAGAAACCGTTATTTTGTCAGATAAAAGCAAAATTGTAAAAGCTGGATTTGATCTTAAAACGTCATTTAGAAAGTCTAAAAAAGATTAAATTAAATGTCGTCTAACAATTAAGCTACCGAGATTTAATCCATTTTTAAGGCACCGCAGGATAGTTGGTTGTCTTTACATATGTAGCTGTAATCTTGGCTCCAGTAAAATTATTAGTCCATGTTGCTAACCACGGCCACTGGACATTATCGTATGAAATAGCAAAAGTTCTTTGAGCCGTATCATTAACATACGCCCAGTAAACACCATTCCATCTTACTTGTTCGTCTCCGTAAATATATGTTTCTTTTCCATATGGATAGTATCCAATTGGAGTCATCTTACGCCAACTCTGTCCGCCAACAAAGCCAGAACCTGCGACACCTTCAGTATTATAAAGAGGGCCATCCATCAATACCCATGCTGTGGCATCAGGTTCTGCAGCATTGGCAGGATTATCCATACCAATAAATATAGCAATCCAAGGACGACCTAATACTAATCCGCCAATATTTGGATTGTCAACTACTACATTGCCATCATACTGCGTGGGCAACTGTGTAATAATATAAGAGGCTCTTGAGTTTCCAACAGCAGTCCTATTTATAGCAGCTAAATCAAGTTTAGCAACTTGGCGGGCTTGTTTGGTAGATAGTGTTGAAATGCCATTTAATGCCATATTATATTCCACTTAATCTGCGAATTTCACTTAGTTGATTCTCTTTATTTTTATAGTCTATATCAGATATGATTTCTTCATAATCTTTCATTGTTACAACTTTTTCTTTACTGATTTCAACAATTTTTTCTGCAATTATATGCAATGCTGCATCATCTTTTACTTCTTCTCTTGCTAGTTCTAAAAACCTAATAAATGTAGGAACATCAACTTTAATAATGTCAGTGGGGTTCATTTTAGTATCTCCTGTTGAATATGTTACTATTTAGTAATACCAAGTAGTAAATAAGCACTTGACATGTGGAGAAAAGCACATTATACTCGCCCTATATTAGTTAAATAAGGTTCAACATGAAAGAAATATGGATTACCAGCGACCATCATTGGTTTCAAGAAAGCATTTTAGAATTCAAAGATAATAGTGGAAATCTTGTTCGTCCACAATTTTCATCTGTTACAGAAATGGATGAATTTATGATAGAACGATGGAACAGTGTTGTAAAACCATATGACAAGGTTTATCATCTGGGAGATTTTTTTGTTGGAGATATAAATAAGTTTCCAGAACTTAGAAAAAGATTACACGGAAAAATAAATCTTATTATTGGAAATCACGATGATTTAGATTTTATGGTAAATAGTAAGGCATTTAATAAAGTACAGTTTTGGAGAAAACTTCCAGAATTTGGATTGTTGTTATCTCATGTTCCACAGCATAAAGAAACATTATACCATTATCATACGCAATCATATTTAACGAATGTCCATGGACATATACATCAAAATGACGCATATGAAGAATACCATATAAATGTTTGTGTTGAAAAAACTAATTATACACCAGTAAATATCGAAGATTTGCGAATTAAATGAAAGATACATTATGACAGAAAAGTTTGAGATTTTATCACCAAGAAAACATGCTCGTGCTAGAATTGGTATGTATATGGGGTCAGCATCATTAGAGAATACAGAACGGTTTGTTTTGGGAGTTTGGAAATCTGTTTCTTACGTTCCTGCTCTTAACAAAATGATTGATGAAATTATCGACAATGCAATAGATGAATCAATTAGAACAAAGTTTGAGTATGCAAATAAGATTGATGTTACTATAGATAAAAATAAAGTAATTGTATCTGATAATGGTCGTGGTATTCCACAAGATACTATTCGTGATACGGTTACAAATGAAACACTATTACGCCCAGTAGCCGCATGGACGCGAACCAATGCAGGAACTAGTTTCACTGATGATCGTACTACAATTGGGGCTAACGGCGTTGGTAGTGCTGTTACCAACTTTCTAAGCGTATCTTTCCTTGGTGAAACATGGCGTGATGGGCAGTTAGTAATTGTTGACTGCAAAGATGGGGCAGATATAATCATGACCCAACTCAAGAAAAAAGTAGGAAATGGAACTAGGGTTTCATTTGTTCCAGACTTTTCTCTGTTTGGTGTTAATAGCTTGGTAGAAGCCAATACTATTGATCTTGTCGAAGATCGTATTACAAGTTTGCAGCTTGCTTTTCCTGAAATTCAGTTTTCTCTAAATGGAAAAAAAGTAAGTGAAAATAGTCTGAAAAAATATGCAGCATTATTTGGTAGTGAAAATCCAGTAATTTATCAAACAGATAATATTGGAATGTTCTTTATTGGTAGTGAAGACGGTTTCAGAAGCAATTCATATATAAATGGAGTTAATACTAGACTTGGTGGGGTTTATGTAGATTATGTAGTCAATGGTGTTATTGATGAATTGGTAACACAAATTAAGAAAAAGCATAAGATCGAAGTTGCAAAAAGCGTAATCAAAAATGGATTAAGCTTCTTAATGTTTGCTCGTAATTTTACCGATCCAAAATTTGATTCACAAACTAAGGAACGATTGACTAGTTCTATTTCATCAGTAAAAGAACATTATACTGCAAGTAGTGGACCTGATTTAGTAGCAATCGCAAAGAAAGTATTGGCGAGTGCAGAAATTATTGATCCTATTATCGAAGCACAACTTGCAAAACGACTAGCAGCCGAGCAACGAGAAGCGAATGCTGCACAGAAAAAGTTAAAAAAGGTAAAGGTTGCAAAACATATTTCTGCAACAAAAGATGATGCTACACTATTCTTGTGCGAAGGTGATTCTGCATTGGGATCATTCTTGAAAGTTCGTAATCCTGCTACATCGGGTGGTTTTCCGTTGCGTGGCGTTATTTTAAATACATGGGATATGAAACCACATGAAGTATTAAAAAATAAAGAACTAAGTGAATTAATTTCTGTGTTAGGATTAGATATTAATAATCCAAATAGTGTAAAGGATATGAATTACAAAACTATTGCAACACTTACTGATGCAGATCATGATGGTATTGGTCATATTGCTCCCTTATTAGTTGCATTTTTCTATAAGTATTGGCCTAAGCTATTTTTAGAGAAAAGAATATGTATAACTAGAACGCCGATTATGATTAGCACTAAAGCAAAAGATGTAAAATGGTTTTATTCTTATGTAGAATCATCTGAATTTAAAGATAAAAATAACGGGTATACTCATCGTTATATCAAAGGACTTGCATCATTGACAACAGAAGAGTATGATATTATCATCAACAAACCAGTCTTTGATACTGTAGTAACGGATGATCCTAATTGCTTTGAAATTATGTTTGGTAAAGAAGCTGATCTTCGTAAAGAATTTTTGAAATAAGGTAATACAATGAAAACACAAGATTACACATTAAGCGATATTGCAAATAATGAATGGCGTGAATTTGCAATGTATACAATCGAAGGCCGTGCTATTCCTAGCATGATAGATGGACTTAAACCATCGCAAAGGTTTTATCTGTATTCATCATTGGTGAATTCTGCAAAGGAATTTAAAAAAGTAAGTGCAATTGCAGGTATTGTAAGTGATTATGGATATACTCACGCAGAAACCGCCGTTGCATCTACTGGGCAACTTATGGCGGCAGAATGGTATAATAATCTATGTCTGGTTGAAGGGCGAGGAAGTTTTGGTTCTAGGTTAATCCAAGAAGCAGGTGCACCACGTTATGTATATACGCGAGTTCATAAAAACTTTAGTAAATATATCCAAGACATTGATTTGTGTCCAGTTCATTCTGATCCAGAACATATTCCACCACAATATTATCTTCCTGTAATTCCATTAGTATTAATTAATGGGGTTAAAGGGGTTGCAGTTGCATTTGCTACTAATATTCTCCCAAGATCAGTTGATGATGTAAAAAAAGCATGTAATGAATATCTAAAAACTGGAAAAATAAAAAATAGATTGGCAGTTAAATTCCCACAATTTACTGGAACTACCGAATACGATGCATTAACAAATAAGTATAGTTGTGTTGGAGTATTCACTCGACAAGGCAAAACAAAACTAATAATTACTGATGTTCCTTATGGACATGATCGCGAATCATACATCAAGATACTAGATAGTATTGAAGATGCTGGCGACATAGTGTCGTATGAAGATCGGTGTAATTCCAATGGATTCGAGTTTGAAGTAAAGTTAAAAAATCATGCAGGTGATTGGGACAATGATAAAATCATTAAAGAATTTAAATTATCCAAACCTCATACTGAAAACTTAACAGTAATTGATCAAAATGGAAAGTTACGGGAATATTCTGATGAACGTGATCTAATTAAAGATTTTTGTGAGTTTCGTATTGGCATTTTACAAAAACGAATTGAATTAAATTTGAAATTAGTCAAAGAAGAAGCACGTTGGCTAAAAGTGAAGATGGAATTCATTTTAGGAATACTAAATGGTAAGATTATTTTTAAAAATAACAAAAAAGATGTAGTCGTTTCCCAAATTGCAAAAAATACAACAGCAATCGAAACTGACTATGACCGATTGTTACGTATTAATATGCTATCCTTGACACTTGAGCAAGTAGATGATCTTAAAAACCAAATAGAAGAATGTGTTAAAAAAACGATTTATTGGAGTTCTACTACTTCTAAAGATCAGTTTTTGTTAGATTTAAAAGAAATATAAAATATTTTATATTGACACTACCATTATAATGTGGTATATTAGCGACTAAGGGAAAGCATAATGGATCAACTACAATTTAAAGTAATGTCTAGCTGGACCAGATTACAAAATGCTTTCCCACATCGTTTCATTATAGAATTTGAATATAGTTCAGAGGATAATCCACAGGGAAATAACGTAAGATATTTTAAAAAGTATAAAAAAATGTTTGTAAAATATCTTAACGAAAGTTATGGAAATGAAACAACTGATTGGATGATTGCCAAACAAAATGGTCCTTATAATTTTGGGGCATCATTGATGGTTGGTTTTAGAGATAATACCAACGCTGCTGCATTTATATTAGAAAACACATAGGAGAAAAAATGAGTGAAATTGATCTAAATCGTTATAGTGAGTTTGTTGACTCAGTAATGAGTAATAAAAGTAAAAACCTAGAAGAATTTATTGCAGTTCTTCGTTCAATACACGCTTCTGGTATTAATGCTCCTTTGCTTAATACTGCTGTAGCTGGTCTTGCGGGCGAAACCGGAGAATTTTGTGATATTGCAAAAAAACTGTTCTTTCAAGGAAAACCAGTTACTGATGATGTAAAAATTCATTTGTTCAAAGAACTTGGAGATATTGCATTTTATTGGGTAACTGCATGTAAAGCACTAGGGTTTAATCCAGATGAAGTTATTGCAGGAAACCAAACAAAATTAAGTGCAAGGTATCCTGTTGGATTTTCTGCTGCAAACTCTGAAAACAAGGCACCAACCGATCTATGACCTTAGAGTTTAGTGATAAAAAATTCGAAGAATTAATTTCTCGAAAAGAAGAACTCAAGAAAAAGCAATTACTTGCTTTTTCTATGGGGCTTGGAAATCATATTCATGAACAATTTCGTCGTATCTTAGACGAACTAGATGTAGAAATCTATAGTATGAACGAAATTAAAAAAGAAAATGCGAAAAAGCCTAACGAGAATGATGAAGGTTTAATCATATGAGTGAATTAGTTTCTTATCAATTAGTGGTGGATGAAAATGATGTAGTTAATGCATTATTATGTGGTGCAAAGCTAAATGATATAGTAACTAATAATGGCGATTGGATTGACAAATTCAATCGCTATTCGAATATGTTTGATCTTGGTGATAAAATAGAGTATAGTCTTCCTGTTATAGACAGTGATGAGTATATTACACAATGCGTAAATACATGGGGCATCCCGCAGAAATATCTAGAAATAGATATTGAATCTTTTTTATATAGCAAGTGTGTTAATACAACACAAAAAGATCGAGTTCATGAAGAATTGATCCTATACAAAGAAAGAAATTTGATAATATTGTTAAAGTTTATGATCTATTTTGTAGATACTTTACGAAAACATAATATTCTGTGGGGTGTAGGTAGAGGAAGTTCAGTATCAAGTTATATACTATATCTAATTGGTATACACAGAATTGACTCTATTAAATACGATTTAAATATAGGAGAGTTCTTAAAATGAAGATAAAATCAGCAATGGGCAAAGTGGTGGATATAACTTCACTTATGCGAGAAAATGAAGAAGTGCTTGCAGTTAGTAATGTAAAAATGAATGCACGTGGTGACAGGCTTGGATCAGACGGAAAAGTAATCGTTCCTGTTCAACAGATTGCAAAAAAACAGAAATCAGAAGTGTCTCCAATAATTTCAACTTCTATTGAAAATGCAGCGATGCCTGCAAAGGTAATGGCAGAAGAAGAAAAAAAGATTGCAACAAAAAAGACAAAAAAAGCAGAAAGCAAAGTAGTTAATATTGTTTCTAAAACAGATGAAGCTGGCAATACTTTTAGTGAAATTGAATATGAAGATGGTAGCATTGAGATTAAACAAGATGGTGCGTTTTAATGACATATAAAACATTAACTCCGTTACATAACAAAGTAATTGGAAAAAGCGTTGATGATTATGGATTAAGAAAAACATCTGGGGGTCTTTTAATAAATGAAAAAGATGGAAATGAAAAATCAATTCGTCCACGCTGGTTTGAAGTTACCCACGTTGGCCCATTGAATCTAGACGTAAAAGTTGGTGATTATGTGTTGGTAGCACATGGTAGATGGGGCAGAGGGTTTACTATTAACGAAAGTGAGAATACAAAATATTTTCACTTAGACCAAGATGAAATTTTAATTATGACTGAAACTAATCCAACTACGCACTAAAATAGGAAATAGAATGAAAAATATATGGTTTGAAAAGTATCGCCCGACAAAATTATCTGAATACGTATTCAAAGACGATAACTTAAAAAACCAAGTAAAAAGCTGGATCAATGACAAAAGTATACCACATATACTTTTGTCTGGTCCTGCCGGAACTGGTAAAACAAGTTTAGCAAAGGTATTAGTTAGTGAATTGGGCATTGAGGGTGCAGATTTGCTTACTATAAACGCTAGTAAAGAAAATGGTGTAGATACTATACGTAGAAAAATATCTTCATTTAGTGAAACTATGCCTTGGGGAGATTTCAAGATAATTCATTTGGATGAAGCTGATCACCTTACCACTGAAGGACAAGCTGCATTACGTGGTGTTATGGAACAACATATAGGAACTGTAAGATTTATACTTACCTGTAACTATCCAAATATGATTATACCTGCTATTCACAGTCGCGTTCAAACCATTCATTTGAAAAGTCTTGATGAAACCGAATTTGCTGTAAAGCTGGCGGAAATGTTAGTAACTGAAAACGTAGAATTTGATTTAGGAACATTAGATACCTACATTCGTGCTACTTATCCAGATATGCGTAAGACAATTAACAATTTAGAATTAAACGTAATAAACAACACATTGACCGCTCCAACTGAATCTAGTGATACTAGCGAATGGAAATTAAAAATGGTTGAATTGTTTAGCAATGGAAAAATCAGTGATGCACGAAAGCACATATGTAAGAATATTAGATCAGACGAATATATCGAAACATTTCAGTTTTTGTATCGCAACTTAGATTTCTTTGGTAAAACAGAAGATCAACAAGACGAAGCTGTATTGATTATTCGCAATGGATTAGTTAAGCATGGTCAAGTTGCTGACCCAGAAATAAATTTAAGTGCAACATTAATAGAATTAGCAAATCTGGGGAAATAATAATGGTTACTGTAAAATTACTAAATGGTGATTGCAAAGAAAAACTAAAAGAATTAGCAGACAATTCTATTGATTCCATAGTAGTTGACCCACCTTATGGTTTAAGTAAAGAACCCGATATGATAGAAGTGTTGACACATTGGCTTGCTGGTGATGATTATACACATTCTTCCAAAGGTTTCATGGGAAAAACTTGGGACAGTTTTGTTCCTAGTCCTAGTATATGGAAAGAATGTTTACGTGTTTTAAAACCCGGTGGGTATATGGTTTCTTTTTTTGGAACAAGAACATATGATATGGGTGTTTTATCAATTCGAATTGCTGGATTTGAAATTCGTGATCAATTGGCATGGGTTTATGGAAGTGGATTCCCAAAATCTATGGCAGTAGATAAAGCAATTGACAAACATTTTAAAGCTGAACGAACTATTAAAAAAGGCGTAAAGCAAGGACATGAAGAATTTGCAAATAGAACAACTAAAGGACATCTTTCTGGTGAAAATAAAAACGAAGGGTGGGCACGACCATGGATGGAAGCAGATGACGCAAATGATTATCACTATGATTTTGAGCCTGCTACAGAGGATGCAAAAAAATGGGTTGGTTGGGGAACTGCACTAAAGCCAGCATTTGAACCAATTGTGTTGGCCCGCAAACCTCTTATCGGAACCGTAGCAGAAAATGTTTTAAAACATGGGGTTGGTGGTATCAACATAAATGATACTAGAATACCAATAAATCCAGAAATAGATGATCCTAGACTTGGAGGGAAAGGAACTTGGAAAACTGATGGTATGGCAAAGAACGTCTATGCGGGTGGGTATGCTGGTATAGAGAATGGTTCTAGTGCATTGGGTAGATTTCCTAGTAATTTTATGCATGATGGTAGTGAGGAAGTAGTAGAATTATTTCCACAAAGTAAAGGTCAACAAGGCGATGTTAAAGGAACAGAAAAATCACATACTGGACAAAATGGGATTTATAATGAATATGGCAGAGTAGAATCGCAAAAACGTGGTGATTCTGGCAGTGCAGCAAGGTTCTTTTATTGTGCCAAAGCTTCCAAAAGTGACAGAAATTTTGGACTTGATGATTTTGAAGAAGCATCTATTGGTGCAAAAGGAAATGGAATTCGTAGAGTTTGTGAAACATGCGGAGCATCTAGTTTAGAGTCGCATCTTTGTAAATGTTCCGAAAAAAATTGGGTAAATCCTGCTAACAAAAAAAATATTCATCCAACAGTAAAACCTACAGAACTTATGAAATATTTGGTTAAAATGGTAACACCAGTTGGTGGAACAGTATTAGACCCATTTATGGGAAGCGGTTCAACTGGGAAAGCTGCGGTCAGCGAAGGTTTTAATTTTGTTGGTATAGAAATGCAAAAAGAATATTATGATATTGCAGAAGCTAGAATTAATCATGCTATGTTACCAAAAGTAGAAGAACCAAAAATAAAAAAAGAAAAGAAACCAAAATCTACTCCAATATTGCCATCTGCGTTGTTTGAATAACGCTTGACTCTGGTATTACATTAGTGTATGATAGTTGAACATCAGAGGATTAACCATGAATATTTTGAATGAACCCTATTTCTTTTCAGAAGAAAATATTAAAAAGATTTGTGAAATAAAAGAAGCAGTTTATGTATGCGACACTACTCTAAAAAATGGGGCAGATTGTTCTGTATTTTATGGAAAAACACCGCATCCCGATAGTAACAGTAGATATTTTGGTTTATATCGTCACCCTCTAACTAATACACTTTATATATGCGATGGGTCATCTGTTGAAGATTTAGAAATTACTGGCGTAATAGCAGACAACAATGACATTATCTACAGTCGGTCACGCCATGATTATAGGCATTCACCAGATGAAACAGTATGGATTGATGGTGGGCGAGATTACGTTAGAAGTGGAGCATATTTGCCAGAAAAATATGTTCAACTTTATGTCGAAGATGGAAAACTCAAAGTAAAAACAGAAGAGTAGATAGATAATGAAATTTTATGTAACATATAATACTGATAAAACTACTTTGTATGTTTTGCATAAATGTAAAATAAGTAGGTATACATTCGATAATGAATTTATTGAATGTATCAAAGATATAAACGAAATAGACCCTATTTCGTTTATTAAAGAAATACTGCTACAACAAATCAAATTAGGAGAAAAAATATGAAAATAAATGTAGAAATTGATTGCTCACCAAGTGAGTTTAAAGAACTTATGGTTCCCGGCGAAAAGCAAAATGAATTTATTTTGCAGATGATTGAAGCTGCTAATAAAAATAACCCATTTGCAGAACGATATACAAAGACTTCACAAGAAGTAGCAGATGCATGGGACAGTGCCCGTGAATCTATGCTTAATGCTTGGGAAAAAGCAACAAAATCAAAATAACTTTAAATTACAATGGTAAGAGCATTATGCTCTTACCAAGGATATTATTATGAAAATGCTTATTACAGAAACTGCACTTGAATACAAATCGTTGCCAGAAGAAGTAAAGGCATCTACAATACTGGTATTGATCAAAATGCCAAATAGTGATATGTATTATGTCAAAAAAGGAAGATATAAATTAAAGCTTCCACGATATGTATCAAAGGAAGAAATAACCGAAATGATCTTATATAAAAAATTTGGGTAATATACATGATAAAATATCGTATATTTTCTGTAAAATTTGGAGAATATGCCTATAAAACAGTCGATATTGATCGTTTATTGCGTAGTCGATATGATAATTGGTATACTGGTGATATCGGACAATGGGCAAAAGAAAATAATATAAAGTTAATCCAAAGCGAAATGCTGCATGATCAAAACACTAGGCAACATATCTATAATTATTATATGACATTAACTGACGAACAAGACAAAGAATACAAAGAAATTCTATTTTATAAAAAATTAACGGAGTAATCATGATCGAAATTAACGAAGCCTTTAAAGAAACACTTCTCAAAAAATTGAAAAGTGAAAAAGTAACTATAACTTTTATAAAAATAAACAATGAAACACGTAATATGACTTGCACTCTTATGGAAAATAGTTTACCTTCGGTAAGCAAAGATGATTTGACTAGTCAAAAGAAAATTAGACAAGCATCGCCAGAAATTCTAGCAGTATGGGATTTAAATAAAAATGCATGGAGAAGTATGCGTTGGGATAAAATTATAGAGGTTATAGATGGCTAACAATTTAAAAGAATTAACTAAAGAATTACACCACTCTGCTGAAAGAAAAGCATTTGCTAAAATACTACTAAGTGGAAAAATCACTCCAGAATTGTATCATCGGTATCTTTATAATCAATTTCATGCCTATCAAGCATTAGAATCAAAAATTGACTTTACTGGAATTGAAAGTATTATACGTTATGAAAAAATTCGTGATGATATAAACGAGTTAGAAATATTATATGATATTACAAATACAACGCCAATTTGCGAATCTACAAAAGAATATGTTAGATATGTTCAGTCAATAGATGACCAAGATCGGTTAGTTTCTCATATGTATGTTCGCCACTTTGGAGATATGTATGGCGGTAACATTATAAAAGGTCGTGTTCCGGGAAATGGAAGTATGTATAATTTTGTTGATGTTGATAATTTAAAATTAATAGTCCGTGAGAAATTAACAGATGATATGGCAGAAGAAGCAAAAATATGTTTTACCTTTGCTATACGGTTATTTGAAGAGTTAATGCAAAATGAGTGAAGTTTGGGATACTCTAATAAAATTACAAAATGATCTTATCACTGCATTCGACAGTAGTGGAACTGAAATATACGAAAATGGTATGGATAAGTTCAATAAACCAAATTGGATTAATAGAGTTTGGACTAGTAACAAGTATAGACGTGCACATATTGACGTGGTAGATGCTAGGGAATCAAAAGGGTTGTGGATGATGCATTGTTGTATATTTCCACATTTGCATAGCAATGCCCCAATATTTGGTCTAGATGTAGTTGCTGGTTCCCGTAAAATAACAGGTTTCTTTCATGACTATTCCCCTACCGAAAGCTTGGATCATCCCATGATAGACGATTTTATTAATTCCACTGAAAGATTAGAATGGAATAAAAAAAGAGAGTTACCAGACTGGGCAAAACAAATCTTTAATAAAGATATGATTTCTGCTGGAAATATTCAAAGTCCAGAAGAATTAAAACAATTACTAAACTACAGTTATGAAAGTATCTTTAATTATATGTGGTGGATTGCTGACTACAATAATATAGCAGACGAAAATATTATAAAAGCTGCACAAAATAGGTATGCTCACTATCAAAAGCAAAATCCACATACGCCAAGAACAATGACTGCATTAGGTCTTAATCCCGATGAAGTTAAAGAATTTATAGAAGTATGTCTTTTCCCTGAAATTTAACCCCAATAAAAGGAAGTCTAAAATGCCATATACTTATCGTAGTCTACTAGAGATTGATTCGTTTACGTATGATTATCTTGAATTTGTATTGCCAACTCCTATAGAAGATACTCCAATAGGAGAAATTAATTCTTTTCTTACAGTGATGGAAAAGAACTTTATTGAGCTTGACAACATTAACGAAGAAAGCTATGCTATGGCTGAGTGATTAAAAAGGAGAAAGCCATGTCAGATAGCAGTGATAATAATGCAGGTGGATTTGTACTACTATTTTATTTATTTGTGTTAGTAGTTGCAGTAATTGCTCTTTTTATAGCGTTTACTATTAAAGGTGCAGTTCTTATTTGGAATTTTACACAAAAGGCATGGCTTTCTCTTACTTGGGTGGCAGTAAATTTGTCATATGCAGGAGTATTTTACTATTATAATTTTATGGTTGCTACAACCGCAAAAAGTTTTGTATTTGTCGGAACTACATATTACCTTATCGCTCTTGGATTAATAATTGCTGCAACAATTTATTATATTAATAAAAATTCAGAGCAATTCTACTACGCATGTGAACAAACACGAGAAGCCAGAGAAAACAACGAAAACGGAATACAGATTCCATTTTGGCTTAAATTATTTGGTTTCGCATTTGTCGTAAAATCTAGCTATAATGCTGGAAGAAAAATTGGAAAGTCTATCGTATGAACAAAAAGATAATTTTAACTGACATTGATGGCGTATGTCTATATTGGGAAAATCATTTCCACAATTGGATGAATAGACGTGGATACAATGTAATCAATGCTAACACTTATGCCATTCATGAATCGTATAATTGCAACAAAGATCGTGCTGAACAGCTAGTGTACGAATTCAATACTAGTTCCTACATGATTGATGTTCCTGCATTTAGGGATGCAATAAGTGGTATTGGTAAATTGAAAGAAAATGGATATAGATTTATTGCAATTACTAGTGTTGGCGGTGATTATAATACTGAAAGATTGAGAAAAATTAATCTAGAAGATCATTTTGGAAAAAATACATTTACCGAAGTTCACTGTATAGAAGGAAATAAACAACCTTATCTTGAACCATATCGTGGAAGTGGTATGTATTGGATTGAGGATTTGGGTAAAAATGCTTTGCTTGGTGCAAACATGGGTCTTAACACATTTTTACTTGATCATCCTTATAATCAAGATTGTTCACATGAACGAATCATTCGTGTAAAAAGCTGGGCAGAGATTTGTAATAATATTCTTAGTAGTGTTGCGACTTAGACTCAATAAGCGTATTCACTAATAGATATTATTATTCGTCGCCGTATATTTTAAGAACCTCTGCAACAGTTGGATGACGTTCTACATCTTTTTGGGCAAATTGTACGAAACCAATGCGACTTGAGTTTCTTTGTTGTAATTTGTCTAAAAAGTCTTTTAGCCCATTTTCTTCAAATGTGCGGTCATGTTGAGTAATGTCACCCGTGACAATAATTCTGCTATTCTCACCAAGACGTGTAAGTAACATCTTCATTTGGTTTGGAGTAGAGTTTTGAGATTCGTCAAATAAAATATATGAATTTTTAAAAGTTCTGCCCCTCATGTATGCTAATGGTGCTACTTCAATAATACCTTCTTCAACCATACCAGTAATATCAGTAGGAGAATAGTATTCTTCGATAACATCAAAAATAGGACGTGTCCACGGAGCCATTTTTTCCAACAATGTGCCGGGTAAGAAACCATGTTGCTCATCAACGCTAACTGCTGGTCGTGTTATTACTATTTTTTCACAATCGCCATTTTTAAATGCTTTTATCGCAGCAAGGACCGCAAGCATTGTTTTTCCAGTTCCTGCTGGACCAATGGCAAAAACTATATCAATCTTGTCATTATCTAACAATTCGATATAATCTTCTTGTGCTAAGTTTTTTGGTAACATAATAACCGTATTGTTGCGTTTTTTATATTTTGTAAAGTCAACAACTTGTGGTTGGGTTCTTGCGGAAATTCTTGGGGTCGTGGTTTGTTCGTTTCCGAACGATTTAGTTTTTCTTGCTCTTTTTGTCACAATGTGATCTCCTTGTATTTGCAAGTGTCGAGTCCAAGTCGCACAAGTATTTAGGAGCAAACCATAAATAATGGTATATAAAGGGTATAAAATAATGATTGATGATAATGAAATCGCAAAAACACTTAAAAAAATATATGACACAGATACCTCTCTTGATATGTTGTTAGAATTTGAAGAAGTATTAGACACCCTGCACATTTATGCATATAAAAATTGGATCATTGGGGAAGTAGCGGGTGGTCCAGAAATTAGTAGATATTGGGTAGAAGTTACGCTAATGTATCCATACAAACAAATGCCTGATCCAGATGGTGCATTACGATTGATCAAGCATGGGTGTTATGTTTACTATGGCAAATATAAATACCGTGTAAGCAAAGAAATCGAAACGCCTGATGATCTTGAATTAACTGTTACAGGATCATCTACATCTAAAAGAAAACCAAAAAAAGAAATTATACAAGTATGGTTAATTAAAATTTCGATGCCAAGACATTTTGTTGATGAATTTGATAGTGAAAAAGTAAAAATAAATGGTGCTGAAATTGATATGAGTGCAGTAACCGATGCATTTGACAAGGGACTTGATTCCAAGAAAAATTCAGGAGAAGAAAATGAAGATAATTGAGGGTTTAGAGGGTGAAGAACTTAAAGGATTAGTTTATAACACCATAAGCATAGACCAATATAAACCAAAAATAGGCACAGATGGAGAAACTGTGGTAGTAGCTTTTACAGTAAAGTATGAGGAACCTGCTACAGATTTAGCAAACTTTATTCAAACCAGTTATATAGAATTATTAGACGTAGAAGCATCAACTGTTCCAAATGAAGAAGGTGATTATAAAGTATTCGTAGAATTCGATAGAACACCAAACTTGTACAAAAAAATATCACAACTGTTACATGACATAAATAACATTACCAGTAATTCTGGTGGAGAATGGAAATATGAGTCATATAAAATGACAAGTCCAAAATCCTTTACTAAATCAAATCTTGAACAAGATATTATTTTTACTTCACAAGAATATGATTTAAAATATAAAAAGAAATCCGCTGAAGACAGCGTTAGAGAACGTATAGAGTTTTTATTAAAATATTAAATGAGTAAAGAAACAATAACATTTATCGGAAAAGTCATTGAATGCCTGCCGAACGCAACATTTAAAGTAGAATTAGAAAATAAGCACCAAGTTTTTGGAATTATAAGTGGTAAAATAAGAAAATTTAACATCAATATATTACTTGGAGATACTGTTGATGTTGAAATATCACCATATGACCTTAGTAAAGGTCGGATAACATTTAGACATAAGAGTTAATGATAATGATTAGATTTTATTTTGGAATAGCTATTGCAATATTTATAGGAAGTTCTATAGGATTTGTATATTATTACTATAATTCAACACAGATAAAAATACAAACATTAACTATTGAAAATACACAATTAGAAACTGCAGTGCAGGAAAATGAAAAAACAATAGACACACTATTGACTGATGTTGAAGCAATTAGAACTGAGAGAAATATGTTAGATAATCAGTTTAGATTGGCACAAGCCCAAGTAGAATTGTTGAAAAACAAATTATCAAAACATGATTTAGAATATTTGGCAAGTAAAAAACCGCAATTAGTAGAAAATATTATTAATGGTGCAACAAACGATGTAAATCGTTGTTTCGAAATACTAAGCGGAAGTCCATTAACATTGGAGGAAATAGATGCAACGAAAAAAAGCGATATCAATACTTCGTGTTCTAACATTGCTAATCCTAATTATAATCCTAATTAGTGCATGTGGAACACCGAAAAAAGAAAATATAACTGAAATAAGAACAATTCCAATAGATCGTCAAAATTTAATTTTACCACAAATCACTCCAATTAATCCAAGACAGGTAGATTGGAAAATTGTAACCCCAGAAAATGTAAATAAAATATTTGAAGATATGAAAAATTCAAATCAAGAAATGGTATTAATTGCATTAACTACTACTGGTTATGAAAATATAAGTTTAAATATGGCAGAAATAATGCGATTATTAGTAGAAAAAGACGCAATTATAGTTGCATATAAAAATTATTATGAAAAAACAGATCAAGCAATCATACAAAATAATTTACAAACTCAAAATTAGCTTGACAACTACCCTAACATATAGTAATATGTGGTATAACAATAAAAAAGGGATAACATGAATAATCCACGTGTAGAAAATATCGTAAATCAAGCGTTTCAACTTGCCGGAAGTCACAATCATCAATATGTAACATTAGAACATCTTTCGGCGGCATTATTGGATGATCCAGAAATTAAAGAATTATGTGAGAATATTTCTTGCGATGCTAAAGAAATCAGTATCGAATTAAATAATTATATTGATTTTAGCCTTACTGATATAGTAACTGAACCTGCGGTAAAACCAAAAAAGACAGTTACGTTAGAAAGAGTATTTAATCGTGCATTGGCACAAGCATTTTTCTCAGGCAAAAGAGCAATCCATACTGTTGATCTATTACTTTCAGTTTTAGCAGAGACAGAATCACCATCAGTTTACATTTGTAGTAAGTATGGATTGGATCGTGAAAGTCTAGTTCAATTTATTCTAAATGAAGAAGCAAGTATTGCAAATTCTGGTAATAGTCAAACAAAACAATCATCGCAAAATTCAGGATTTAATAAACAAAAAAGAAAGTCAGTTTTAGAAAAATATACAACAAATCTGAATAAACTGGCAGAAGAAGGTAAGATAGATAATCTTATAGGCAGAGAATTAGAATTAGAGCAACTGGCACAAACTCTTACCAGAAAAAAGAAAAATAATGCCATCTTAGTAGGAGAAGCAGGAACTGGCAAAACAGCAATCGTAGAAGGACTTGCTCTAAAAATAGAAAAAGGCGAAGTTCCAGAAACAATTCAAGATTATATAATCTATAGTCTTAATGTTGGAGCATTAATGGCGGGAACAAAATATCGTGGCGATTTTGAAGAACGACTACAAGAAATAATAGAAGAATTAGAAAAAGAAGAAAATTGTATATTATTCATTGATGAAATTCATACAATTATGGGTGCCGGAACAGGAAACAGTGGTGGTCTTGACTTAGCAAATATGCTAAAACCTGCACTTCAGAATGGAAGTATAAAATGTATTGGCTCTACCACGTATAGCGAATATAGAGAGCGTTTTGAAAAAGATAGTGCACTTGTTCGACGTTTTCATAAAATTGATGTTAGTGAACCAACCGCAGAAGAAGCAAAGCAAATAATTGCACAAAGTATCGCTTCCTATGAAAAATATCATGATATTAAAATAGAAAAAGATACCATAGATTTAGTAGTTGATCTAAGTATTCAGTTTCTATATAATAAAAAACTTCCAGATAAAGCGTTTGATTTGATTGATAGTGCATGTGCCCAAAAAAGAATTCAAAAGAGAAATAGACGGACTAAATTAAAACTAACTGGAGAAGACATTAAAATAGAAATTGCAAAAATTTGTAAAATTCCAGTTAATATGGTTACTACTAATGCATCAAAAAAAGAAACTATTGATGTCGAAAGTAAATTAAAAGAATTAGTATTTGGTCAAGATATTGCAATATCAACTCTTGCAGACTCAATTTATATTAGCCAAGCTGGATTAAAAAGCAAAAACAAACCTATTGGATCATATCTATTCACTGGTCCAACTGGTGTTGGTAAAACAGAATTGACAAAAGCATTAGCAGAAACTATGAAACTCACATTGGTAAGATTCGATATGAGTGAATACCAAGAAAAGCATACTGTTGCTAAATTAATTGGTTCTCCCCCCGGTTATGTTGGATATAGCGATGGAAATCAAGGTAGTGGTGCATTAATCAATGAATTAGAACAAAATCCAAATTGTATTTTACTTTTAGATGAAGTTGAAAAAGCACACCCAGATGTTCTAAATGTTTTGCTCCAGATAATGGATAATGGCATGATTACTGGAAGCAATGGCAAAAAAGTTAGTGCAAGAAATTCAGTAATTATTATGACCAGCAATTTAGGTGCTGCTGACAGTGAAAAAAATGTAATTGGTTTCAGTGGTGGTAAACACGACGAAGAACAAGATACCGCAGTAAAACGCTTTTTCTCTCCAGAATTTAGAAATAGACTGGATGCAGTAGTAAAATTCAAAAAACTAGACAAAACATATATTCATAAGATTGCAGAGAAATTCCTAAAAGAATTACAAGATTTAGCCAAAGAGCGTAATGTAAAACTAGAATGGGATAAAAATGTGGTTGAATGGGTAAGTGAAAAAGGATTTGATCCGTTGATGGGAGCAAGACCTATGGCCCGTGTGGTTAATGAATATATCAAAAAACCACTTTCTCGCAAGATGCTATTTGGCGAACCAGTTAAGAAAATTGTTATTAAATTAACTGAAAATTCCATAAATATAGAGTGAGAACTTGAACCCAGACAGTTCTGGGTTCATTATTTAGGAATATACAATGTCACAGATAAGTTATACGTTATTAATACATTCACCAGTATTATCATATAGCGGCAATCCCGTGCGGGTTGATGTATTTGGTGGAAATACACAAAATTTACACACCGTTAGTGCTTCTGTTAACAATTTTATTGGAAGAATTTATATAGAAGGAACTATAGCAACAAGTCCCACCGAAAATGACTGGTTTCCAATATATTTAACTAGTGGGACTTCTTATAGACAATATCCCGTAAATTCAACAATACCAACTGGAACTAACCAAGGTGATACAAGGACCGAAGGATTTACATTTAGAGCAAATTTATTGTATATTCGTGCAAGAATTGACCGTTCACATTTAAATGCAACCAGCTATGATCAAACCATACATGGTTCAATAAACTCTATATTACTAAATACTTAAAAGGATTTAGATTATGGCAATTTTCGCAAGCACTTCTACGATTACAACACAAACTGTCCCACTTATTATAGTTGATCCTGCAACTATTACACAAGATTATCTACTAGTTTGGGATGCAACAGTTGGTGCATTTATTGCAAAAATACCAGATTTCCCAAACTTCTATAATATAGATATTGGTGGTACAAATATAACTGGCGTATTACCCATTGCAAATGGTGGAACTGGATTATCTGAATACAACAAAGGTGATATGTTATATGCCAATGAGGTAGGTGGAGAAATAGTATTAGATAAACTGCCAATAGGAACTGGCAGTTATGATAATGTATTAACTACAGTTGATGGATTACCATCATGGACTAGTGCATCAAATATAAAAAATATTGTAATAACTCGCACAGCATCAGTATCTACCGAATCAGGAAATATAGGTGTATTAACTCCAGAAAATACACAATTAATTAAAATTACTATTTTAGTAACCATTCCATATAACATAGAAGCAACTATGTCAATTGGAACAGATGTTGCAGATAGTGAAATAATTAATTCTACTGACATTGATTTGTCTAAAGTAGGACAATATGTCTATGCAATTGATTCATTCTATGCAAATCCTATACAATTATATTATAATATCGAAAATGCAACAACAGGTGCCGCAAAAATAATAGTAGAATTTGTGGCTCAATAGCTAGTTTTTTTTAAAAAAACATAAATAAATGTAAGTGTTAAGATAAAGAACACATAAAACATATCAAGGAGAATTAAAATGGTTACTCGTAATCCAAACAACCTAGTAGCATTCGGAAAAGGCAACTATGGTGCCCCTGTCACTCACTACACTATTGACGCAGGCGGCGACTTAACTAACGAAACAAATCCAGGCGAAGCTATGGATTTTATCGTTCGCGTTATTGCTCTAAAAGGAACAATCATCGCAATCGGTGCAACTGCTACTGATGGTATTTTCCGTGTAGCAATCGAAAACAGTGACTGGACTGCTACCGATCTACAAGCTGCAATCGTTGCATTAGGTGCTACTGTCGGCACTAACAACTATAGCTGCAGTTCAGCTACTGTTGCTGTATTCGCATACTAATTTCTAAAATTATATGTGAGAAAAGGGGGCTTTTATGCCCCCTTTTTTTATAAATATATGATATTACGGAGTCATTATATGAAAAATTTTAAAAATACATTATGGTGGAATGCTCCTGCATACTTTGATAGATGGAGAATGTTTCCAAGATTATTCATCGGAATATATCTATATCTATTAGTAGAAGTAGTATTTTGGTTTATGAGTTTACCTTCTCCAAATATGGAACAAGCTGGATTAGTCAGTGTTATTGTAGGTGCAGGAACTGCATGGTTTGGAATTTATACTAGAGAACCTGCAAAAAATTTAGATAACGAAAAAGAAGAGTCGCAATAATCATGCATTACTTTATAATATTAAAAACCAATGAACAACTTAGTAAACCACAATTACACAATTGGTTTAATATTGTTAATCAATTTATTCAAGCAGATACTATTTCAAATAAAAAAATAAAAATATCTAAAAACAATGACGAATATTCATATAAAATAGACCTCAATACACATATCACACAAGAAGATATCATGTTTATAAGCTATGCATGGGAATCAGTATATGATGGAAACTTTGAAATATTAGTAAGTGACCACTATAGTTTAGAAGAAGAAGAATTAAAAAAATTAAAAGAAAAGATTTCTAGATATATTCACAATAAATGGGTTGATGAAAAAATGTCAGAAGGATGGAGATACGGAATCAATAATAATAGCAATCAAAAAACAAGTCCGTATCTTAGAAATTGGGATTCACTCCCAGAAGATTTTAGAAAAATACTAGAACTTGATGCGAAAAAAGCAGTAGATTTTTCTAAGAAATATCTTTAAAGTTGTGGTTGACATAGCCCTTCAGTAGTGTTACTATTAGGAAGTATCATTATCCATAAAGGTTATACCCATGACTAATCGAATCGGTTTTGCGTGTATGTATTATCATGATAAACGAAATCATACCGCATCTACCTTAAAACAAATTGAATCTCAATATAATACAAATACCACGACAATTGCATGGTTGAATCGACAATCTACGAAAGTAGCGGAAGAAAAATTATTGTCTATAGCATTTGGAAATGCTGAAAAAGCATATAAGCTAATAAATTATGTCAGCAACCTCCCAGATGCACTTCGATTTTTACGGTTAAGTAGTGATCAGTGTCCCGCATACACCCATCATCAATGGAAATATTTTTATAAACAGAAATCGGTATCTGATGAATTAGAACGACTATGGAAACGAAATGGAGAACTTGCCAGATTAAATAACATCAGGTTATCATTCCATCCTGGGCAATTCTGTGTTTTGGCTTCCGATAATCCAGATGTAGTAACCAATAGTATCCAAGAGTTCGAATATCATTGCGATATGATTCGATGGATGGGTTATGGAAAAGAATGGAAGGATTTTAAATGCAATGTGCATATTGGCGGGCGGCTTGGTCCTGATGGGATTCGTGCAGTATATCCACTACTTAGCACAGAAGCACGTAATACTATCACTATCGAAAATGACGAGTTTGGTTGGGGTCTAGATTCATGTCTAGAACTTGCTGACATCATTCCGATTGTGCTAGATATTCACCATCATTATATCAGAACTGGTGGAGAATATATTCAATCATCTGACACTCGTATTAAACAGATATTAGATAGCTGGCGTGGCATTCGTCCAGTTATGCATTACAGTGTCAGTAGAGAAGAATATGCACGTGATAATATGACATTGCCAGACATGCAAATGTTGTTGACCGAAGGCCATAAACCACAGTCATTACGTGCACACAGCGACATGCTTAATAATTCTGCATGTAACAATTGGGCATTGTCATTCTGGAATGATTTTGATATTATGGTGGAAGCAAAATGCAAGAATCTTGCAAGTAAACAGCTATATCAGCAATTTTTACTAAATAATAATGTCAATTGACCCATACGGGTTTTACGGGGTTTCCTTCCTCGTAGTAGGTTAGAACCTATAAGAGACAATCAAAAAGGAGAAGTAATATGGGTAGACCATTAAATAAAAGATATTTCGGACCACCAAGTGCTGGCGGAAATGAAATTAAAGTTCAATTCCACAATGGAACAGCAAGTGTAAACGGTTGGATTGTAAAACAAAAAGGAAGCAAAAGATTCCTTTGCACTAACGGAACAGTATCTAGATTATGCAAGCTTTCTACTAAAGCTTCTAGTTTACTTTTAGCTGGTGAAATGAGTATTACTGTTAAAACAGATGCAACCACAGTATTACAAGTTACCAAGATATCTGCAAAGAAAGTTACATTAGAAAATGGAACAGTCATTGCATGGAATTGGAGTAATTCAACTACTGATGGAAAAGTAGAAATGGAAGAAGCAGGAAATGATACTGTTATAACTTCTACTTCAACAGATGAAGATGATTTTGAAGCAGATGACCCCGCTCCATAATTAATTTAAAATTTAATGTTACTAGCCCGTCATTTAATTATGGCGGGCTTTTTTCATAAATATTATAAAATGCAAAGGTATTAAAATTATGCAAAAGTCAAGTGATGTTTTATTTAAAATAATTCAACCAAATTTAATATTATCCGAAAGTATAAATTCAGCTAATAATGCTAAAATTATTTTAGAAGAAATCATATTATATGAAAATTTCTTAACTTCTATGAAGCAATATTTACAATCACGATATGACGATACTATTGAAGATTTAAGTCAAAACTTAGTCAATACTAAGGATGCAGGAGTATTAATAAAAAACATAATAACAAATCCTAATTATATGGAAACAGTAGTAGAACAATTAAACAAACAAACCAGAAATCTTATGAAGTCAATAAGAGCAGTTTCTACTGAAATACTTAGCAAAACATCACAAAATAATGCTCTAGCTAATGTATCTAATGGTTTGAAAGAATTAATCAATAACTTGACCACAAAAATAACACAATCTTTACGAATTCCTGGATGGAAAGGCTTCTTATATTCATTAGGAGTATACAGTTTTTCTAAGTTCATATTAACAAAATTTATAGAATATCGTGATTCTGCAAGTAGTTTATTAACTTTTTTTACTACTGGTGCTTCTGAACTGTTTGACAATAAGCTAAATGATTTATCTGATATGATAATCAATATTTCAGGAACAACTATGTCTGGATTTATGAGTTTCTTTGCAGATATGGCTGAGATTGGGAAAATATTCGTAAGCATATTGGCTTATATAAAAAGAAAATTAAACTTCGGCGGCGATCTTGGATTACAAAATGCACCAACTGTAAAAGTAACTGAAGAAGGCGTTGGTAGAATAGTTAAAAACGTCAATACTACTGTTGATGTTGGACCAAATGAAATAAGTAAACAAGCTGCTAAATTTGGAAATAAAGTCACTAAAGATGGCTATCCACCAATTTTAAACAAAAAAGCAGTAAAAAATACATCAATTAATAAATTGTCTAATTTGGGATTAAGTGAGCAATATTCATCATTGGAATTAGCCATTATGGAAGGTGGTCATGCAATAGAACCACATCCAGAAGGTTATTCAGACGATTTGCTAACTATGCCAAAGTATGCATTAGTTGTCAATACTCCTAGTGATATGGATTGGTATAAAATAGGACAGCATTATACCAGTTTAGGAACAGAAGACCCAGACGAATATGGGCAAGGCGATAGCGACATGGTAATTGTTCCTGCTAATGAAAGTGAATTAGCAAAATTAAAAGCAATGCTTGATAGATTAAATATTGTATATAAAGATATTGGTTCAACCAGAGAACAACCCGAATTGCATATGGAAGGTATTATGATAGAACTGGATAATATGCATAGTATATTAGACGAAGGTTTGAAAGATAAACTCAAAAAAGCTGCATTAGTTGGGGCAATGGGTGTATTGGGTATGGGGGCGGTGGGAACTAAAAATGCATACGACAAACTACAAACAACCAATCCAGCCTCTGTATCACAAAAATTTTCGCAGCCTGAAAGACCCATATCAAAAACACCGTCAACGCAAGGTTCAGTACAGAAAAGCGAACTTGCACCAAAAACTAGCATACGTCCACAAGCAAAACCAGTACAGAAAAGCGAACTTGCACCAAAAACTAGCATACGCCCAAGAGCAAGAGATACGCTAACAGATTCAAGATACGAATCATATTTTAAAAACTTTGCTAAAAAATATGGAATTAATAATGATGAATTGGCTGCACTTCTTGCACAAGCGGCTCACGAAACTGATTATTTTGGAACCTTAGTTGAATATGGCGATGAAGAAGATTTTGATGCATATGAAGGCAGAAATGGAAACACTGATGCTGGTGATGGCTACAAGTATCGTGGTAGAGGATTTTTACATTTAACTGGTAAAGAAAATTATGAAAAAGCAGGAAAAAAATTAGGATTAGATTTAGTTGGAAATCCTGATTTGGTTTCTACTCCAAAAGTAGCAGCATTAACTTCAATTTGGTATTGGATAAACAGAGTTAGACCAGATGTATCTGATTTTAATGATGTAGCAGAAGTTACTTATCAAGTAAATGGGGGTGATAAGGGATTAGAGCAACGTAAAGAAAATTTTGAAAAATATATAGAATTAATGGGGGATTCTCGAAAGACCGAAGAAAATTTAAAAGAATCTATCGGAAAAAGATTAGGAGATTTGGCGGAAATCAAAACCAAATTCGAAGATGCAGATTTTTGGATATGGCGTAGAAATTCAATAGAGAAAGTTGGTTCTCCTACTAGAGAATACAATCCACAACATATTGGTATAAAAGTAATTAGAAAAGATTTACTAATGCCAGAATACCTATTTTATCTAATGCAATATATGCATATGCAAGGTTATTTTAGAAAGCTATCAAAAGGTGCTACCAATTTGGTTAATATAACTACAGATGATGTTAAAAATATAAGTTTTGCATTGAAAGAAAGCAGCAATAAGAAAATAGAAGAAGCTGTAAAAAAATTAAAAGAAGCAGAAATAGTTGATCTTGATCAAAAACGTGAAGATGAAAAGCTAAAAAAATTCCATAAAGGGTTTATGGGAGATATATCTGATAGAGTAAATGATAAAAGAGAAGCATATAATATAGCAAATGAACAAGGGTTATTTGATGATTTGCCTGTTGGAACTAGATTTACTTTACCAAAAGGGTCGTCTTATAAAGTTTTAAGTCATAGTATGAAAACTAGAAAAACAGATCAGCTTCCCCGCCATGAATTAGAATTCCGACATAAATTTAATATGGGTCCAGCAAAAATGATAGAATATAATGGGAATTATTATCAACCTATTATATATACTGAAGAGGTAGCTGGCGAAATGGCGGGCAGCACTAGTGGTTTTGATTTAGATAAATTAGTTAATTTTAGTACTGGTGAAAAACGTTATAAAAAATTCACTGGTCCAAAAAAAATGACAGAAAGAAATAAACCAGACCAAGTAAGAGGCTCAGAACCAATTCCTGCAAAAAGAAAACCTTCTAATACTGGGTTTCAAAAGCATCCATATATGGGAAGATTGGTTGGAGAAAATTCAACTGTTTCGTCAATTGGTTATAAAATAATGGCATATGATCCAAAAACTAAAACTGCATATTCTCTTGCAGATGAAAAAGTAAAATTTCCATTAGTTAAAAATAAAGAAATAAAAGTTGGCG